TTCGTCCGACGCCCCAACGACCTTTTTCAGCGACGGGAATAAGTTGATAGAACGGTCAGTCAATTGGTTGATTTCTTCGAGCGACGCCTTTCCCTTCGTTCGAATCTTGCCGTAGATGAATGCAAGGTCGCCGAGTTGCGAATTGGAACCCGCGGCGAGGTCGCCAAGCATTTGAATCTCGCCCAAGATATCCCCGGCGTTCGAACCTGACGCCAGTAACTGCCGACCCGCCCCGAACACCTTATCCGGCTCGAAAGGCGTTTTCTTCGAGAAGTCGAACAACTTACCGACGACCTTGTCGGCCTTTGTCGCCGAACCCAGCATCGTTTCAAACGCCGTCTTCGTCGTTTCCAGGTCAGCCGCCGCCTTTACGCTGAACGCCGCGAGTGCGCCGAGCCCGAGCCCGCCGGTCACGAGCGCGAGTTTGCTTTGCATCCCCGACAACGCCCCGCCCATGTCGGTCTTAATCGACTTCGCGAACCCCTGCGTTTTCTTCTGAGCCCGCGTCAACCCGCGTTCGAACGGCATCGTTTTCGCGACAACATCCAACGCCAACGTTCCTAGACTAGCCATTGCCTGCCCCTTTGAATGGATGCCACCCTTCAACCCGCATAATCGCGAATCGAATCAGTCCCTTGGCGACTTCATGCGTTATTCGCGACCCCGCGAGAATCCACTTACGCTTCGCCGCTTGGCGTTGCAGTTTCGTCGCGACTTCGTCGATGTGTTTCCTGCATTCGTCGACGCCCATCGCGTTTAACGTCGCCTTCAAGTTGTCGCAGTCGCACCCTGCCTTTTTGCCGACGCCGAAGAATCGCAGCGTTCGTTCTATCTCGGAACCGACGCCGCGTTCGGTGTCGGCGTCAGGGTTCCACTTCGCGGGGCAGTTGCGTTTCTTTTGCCGCTTCGTTTCGTTGCCGCAGACTGAACACTTGAACCCGTCGCCGTCCGGTTCGAATTCGCAGTTTCCGACGCGTCGGATGTTAGGCGTTTTGGACATTGGCCCCGCCTGTCGCGAATCGACATTCGCCGGGATTCGGGCCGAATGTATAGTCGCAATCGATGCAACCCTGTTTAGGTAAAACGCCGCCGTCGCAAGTGTCGTCGCCGTTACCAGACGGCTCGTCGAAATCAAGTTCTTCGTCGCCGGTCAGGTCGCAGGTCAGCGTCGCATTGTTCGGTACATCCGGGTCTCCCTCGAACTTGAAAATGTCGGGCCATTGTATCAGCCCGCGAAGTTCGTTCGGGTTCCCATCGCATGGAACGTAAAGCGTCAACGACCATCGGAAATTGTATGTCAACGGTGCGGGAATCGCCGAAATACATTGAATGGAACCGGGGTATTCGCGATGGAGCGTCAGAACAAGCGTCGCAGGCGAACCCGACGTACAGTCGCCCAAACCCTCGTCGGAAATCTCGTTGAAATCGCCTAGCGCCCCGTCGTACTTCCATCGACAGCAGCCGTACGACGCGTCATCCGTGTCCTGAGTGTGAACCGGTCCGCTGACCGTAATCACCTGCTCGGCCCCGTCGTTCACCCACAGCGTGACGTCGTATTCCTCTTTCCCCGTTCCGGTATCGCACAACGGGCAATCTGCTGTATCGCAACATCCGCAATGAGGCGAGAATCGCACCGTTACCCTACCCCTGAACGTCGCAAAGCAACGCAACCGAATAGATTGACGGACGGACAACCGTTCCCGTCGCCGCGTCGTTGCAAGCGATCGCGATTCGTACGTCGAGTTGGTCGCCAGCGACTATCGTCGTCGGCGTGATAGTAAAGTCCTGATTCGCCGCCGTTAGCGAGTTGTTCGACGTCGCCGCCGTCGTGCAGAGGTCAGCAGATAGCCCGCCGTCTTTATCTGGTCGATGTGCCGCAACGTCCACCGTGCAGGATGTATCAGCAACGGTAGTTTCAACCGCTGAACGGATCCTGATTGTCACCGTTTCCCCGTCGACATATTCCGCCGGAATCGCAACCGAAAACCGAGCGTAACGCGTCGTTGCCCCCGCCGCTTTCAGGTCGCCGGCGTCGAGTTGAAGCGGGTCGACGCCGAATCCGCTAGAACCCTCAATCAACGCGAGGTCGTCGTTGGCGGCCGTTCCCGGTAGCAACGTCGCCGCGGCGTCGTGGACGCGTAACGCCGTCAGCGGGACGTTGTATTCAAGCAGGCTATCTTGCGCCAGTTTTGACCGGGCAATCGCCGCCGACGCGGTTACCGCCGCATTATTAACTGAGTTCGCCGGCAGCGTCGTCGAAGCGGAATCGCCCCAGTACACAACAGCGTCGAATTTCGCGTCATCACTAAATCGTGTCGTCATCGTTTACCCCTCGCAATCGGCGGAGATTATATACCAGTTTCCGTCCCACAATCGCCCGACGATTACGTACGTGTTAACCGCGATTGTGGCAGCGAATATATTCAAAACGTCGTAACTGTAATTGTTGAACTGCGACGCCTGCGCGTCTCGTTGAATCGATTCCGCTCGTCCTGTCCCCGGCGTTGCCCCGCTCCGAGGACCGACTTCTTCTTTAACGACCGCCGTGTCCATCTCGCGGGCGTACGTATCAATAACAGCCCGCTCGATGCTCTGTCGATGCACTTCGTCACGCACCATCGCCGCGAGGCGCATGGCGGTCAATTCATCGAATCCAACGACGGTTGTCATTTAGATAATCGGGGTAAATGGGATTTGGTCGTAAAGGTCGTAGACTCGCTCATCTGGTTCGCCCGGCTTGAAGTTGCCAAACGCGTCAAGTGAACACGTCGGCCCCTTGTCGAACATCGTCGCCGGCTTGCGTTCCCCGCCGTCAACAAAATATGTTCCAACCTCAAACGTTCGCCCCTTCCATCCGTCCGGCGTGAACGCCTGCCCAACGCCTGTCAGGTCGAATCGGATGTTGTACGTTACCCACCAATACTGGAACCCGAAGATGAATTCCGAGTCGGCGCTAACGCCGTCCATGAATGCCGTATTCACCGGATATCCAAGGAAAACATCCGAGTTAGTTGTCCCCGCATACAGCAGGTTGATGGCAGATGTGTAACTCGACAGCCATCGCGAATAGGTCAACGTCGTAATCGGGACGCGTCGCATCACCGGCGGATACTGCGGGACTTCACCGTTATTAAGGACGACGGGGTCGCCGGTAACGTCATAGTACGCGGGTCGTTCTTCGGTCGACGTGTTCCAACGCACTTTCGGATCCCAGTCGGTCGGGTCTTCGCTGCCGTTCGTCGTGTTCGAACCGCCGTCGGGTAATTCCGACGAATACTGGACTTCGACTTCCCAGCGTTTCTTAGTCGCATCATGGTCGCTGATGACCATATTCACGACCGTTACGCCCGAATTCGTCGACCCGCCTTCACCCGTCCACGGGTCATTCAACGCGTAGCCGTCGGCATCCATCGCCGCGTAAACATGCCCCTCGTCATCCGTACCATCGTCGCTGGTTAGAATATGTGTTTCGACGAATTCACGCTTAACGATGTCGCCGTCGGTGATGATGCCCCGACGGCTGCCGCGAATTATGCCTTGTCGCGTAATCGTCATCCAAACGCCGCCTTAAACATTGCCATTTGCTCGTCGCCCGTCTTCGGCTTTTTCCGATAGACCGGCGTCCACGGTATTTTCTCGCCTGGCGAATCAGGTAGTCCGAACATCCGGTCATACGCCATCAGCTCGAACAGTTCACCGCGGGTCGTCGTCGCCATCAATTCCTTACGCGTCCGTCCTAGCATGAGAGCGACCCGCCATTCCCACGCGTAACCCGGACGCGTCGTCAGTTTTTTTCCGCGTCCTCTACACCCTTCGCGTGATGCAGGTCGACAACGGCGTCGTAAAGCCTCGCGACAACCGCCGGCGACTTATCGCCGAGCTGCTCCGTTTGAACTGGCGACAACGGCGTACGTTTGCCGTTCCCATCGCCCCACGCCGCGGCCACGAACTTCGCCCGCAGCCCCTTTGCCTGGCTTGCGTCGTCGCTGCAATTTGCGGCAAGCTGTTGTAGCTCGTCCCACTTCGCAGACTGGATCGTCACCAGTTCGACTTCGCCGCCCCATTCAGGACAGTCGACCTTGATCGAATGCGTGTCCTGAACTTGTAACACGTCTGTAAATGAAAGCGCCATTGGTTCCTCGTTAGGAAGCGTCGGTCGGTGTCACGTCGCCTAGAATCGAGATGGTGTAATTGCCGACCATCTTGTCTTCGAGCGGAATGCTAAAGTTATGCGACGTGATGCCGCCAGAGAAAACGAATGACGCCCCGGTCGTTTCGCCGGTCACCGTCTTAAACGTAATCGTGACGGTTTGCGTTAAACCCATCGCAGTCTTGAGCGTGTCGAGTTTGTCAGGGTCGACATGGAAATCCGCACTCATTGACTCCCAATTCGTCAGGTCGCCGAGCATCTTAGTTCGAGCCGAAGTCGTCCCCAGGTGGGTCGTGTCGATTACCTCGACGGTTCCGCTGATGTCGGTGATGCCCGTGATCTCAATATCGTAATCCGTTGTCCCAAGGGTAACGGTGGTCCCTGTGCCAGTTCTAACTGTCATATCATCGCCCTTTACAGATTCGGAATTGTTTCAGTTACCGCGACAATCCAGTCCTGCGAAACACGAAACACCGGGGCGTCGCTCGCGTCGATTGGGTCGTCGTGCTCGTCTCGTTGTGTTTCCAGGTGGCACGTTTGCAGGTATTCCGAACCAGCAGTGCCCATGTATCCATCTGCCGCATCGCGTAGTCCGTCCGCCGCATTGTCGACCGCTGACCGTGTCGCCGCGAAAAAGTCGATCTGAATTCGCGTCTTCGTTAGCGGGGCGGCCCCGGTTAGGTGGTGTTCCGGGTTATGCGATATCACGTTGTAGACCGCACACGGAAGCGTCGGATTCTTCGGGAGTCGGTTCGGATAAAGCCGCGTTCCGATTTCGTCGGTGACCGCCGTTTTCGTCAGGGCGTAGGTTCGGAATGAACGTGCGGGGTTAGACATTCGACTTCGCCTTGAGGTTTAGCCGTTCCAGTTGTTTCGCCGTCAATAGAATCGTGATGTCAGCCGTTACAACGCCTTCAAGTGGAAACGAAAGGTCAACGTCGCGGATTGCGATGTCTTCGCCGTCGGCTTTCAACGCCAATGCGGCGACGAGTTGAGTTCCTACCTGGATGGATGAAACTGACGTCATCGCGTGTTCTTCCTTATGCCTGCGATAATCTTCTGGCGGTACGCCCGCTTCATTGCCATTTCAGCCGCAACCATCGCCGGCCGCATGAACGGATAGGGCGGGGCGAACCCGACGACCTTCCCGTTGCGTACAACACGGTGACCGTACTCGACAAGGTGAGCATGTGCCCCGCCCCGTTTCCGAAATCCAACCCGTGAACCGACGACGCCCTGTGCCCGCATCGCCCCGGCGTTCTTCCACTTCGAACTTGGAACCTGAAACATCGAACGTTTCAACCCGCCCAACTTCCCTTTTTCGTCGCGTGTCTTCCTGTCGGGCACTCTCCGCTTCGTTTCCTTAATCAACGCCGAACCGGCAGCCCTTGCACCCTGGCGTAAATAGGTCCGCTGTTTCGGACCCGTCAACGCTTCAAAGCGTTTGTCGATGGCTCGCAATCCGGTGACCTTAACTCCCATTATTCGACGTCCTCGCGGCATAACAGGTCGATCCATTTACGCTCGCCGTCGAGCCGCTTAACGACTTCGACGTTTAGCGTACGCTGGTCGTCCGAACCGTCTTCGAAGTACAGGACGCGGTCGCTACTCGTCGGGATGCGCCCATCCCTAGGAAACCGAATCCGAATTCGACAACTGACGACCGATTCGAAACCGTCGCCGCGAATGACTTCCCGCCCGTTCGTATCTTGAACATCGGCGAAACATCGACGATAAGTCGTCCACGATTCCGTCAGTTCACCGGTGGCGCTGTCTTGCGACTTCGTCGCCTGTTGGAGTTGAATTCGCTGGCGAAGTCTCACGGGTACGCCCCCCATCCGACACGCTGAATCAACGCGTCATAGCCGACGGGAACGCCCGCCGATTCCGGATTGTCGTACCACTGGCGAATAAGCAGCAGAATCGCCGCCTTCGCTGAACCTGGAACGTCGCTCGGCGAGGTTCCGTAGCCCGCCGTATATGTAATCGTGACCGCGTTTCGATCGTCACGCGTCACGGGAAACGTCTTGCCGTAATCGAGAAGAACGAGCCCCGGCGTTCTGTCGGCGTCAATCGAATAGTTGCTACTCGCCCACGTCTGCGAATCGCCTGCGGTGTCGAGGTACGTAATCGACGAAATCGCGATTGCGGGCGGTTGCGGAAGTTCGATGTAGTCGCACGCCGGGAACGCGTCGAGTTTCAACTGCAGCGTCTGCGTTATCAGCGATCGACGGGATTCCGCCTCGACTTGTTTCCTCGCTTCGGTTACCCATCGCGAAAAATCGACGTCGCGGGCGTTGTCGTCTTCGTCACAGTTTCTTTTTGCGTCTTCGACGCTTACGGGTTCCGTCGCTGGTTCGCTTGTCACCGTCAGGCTGTACCCGAGAATCGTCATTTTCGACTAACTCCACAATGCCACGATCGAGCAACAAAAGAGCGACGCCGTCGCCGAGGGACTCGGAAACAGTCCCTCGGCGAACAAAACGCCAGTCTTTCAGGTAGCGAACCTTCACGTTTAAACCCGCAAGATTTCCGCTGCCCCACGTTGGGCGGCAGTCGTCGGGGTGTCTTCCGCTCGCGACAGTTCGCACCAGATGACCGCGAACGTTCCCGCGGTTCCGTCGCCAATAGTCGCGGTTACGTCGAGGTAACGCTTGCGGCCTTTCAGGTCGATGTCGAAGACGAAAAACTTGTTGTCGTCCGTCGCACTCGGAAGCGTCGAGGTCGTGCCGACGTGATTCGCCGACGTTCCAAAGACGAGCCCGGTGATATTTGAATGCCCCGACCCTGACGTGTCTGATTCGGTGCAGGCCAAGGCCGTCATCGCTATATCAGACGCCCCGAGATAGACGACGATTTTCGCGTAATCAAAGCCGATCGTGTCAACCTCGGCTACGGTTAGGCTCGCGTTATCGACAATCGCCGCCGGGGGCGTCATCGATACGAGTTTGCAATTCTGTGCTGCAACAGCCATTTCTATAATCCTCACGCTGAGAAGTTGAATTCAGTAAAAACGCTGCTGCCGATTAACTGGCGGCCATTTGAATGACAACCATCGGGCCGGCCGTCGAGCCGTCGCCGAGGTCATGGACGTTGATCGCGGTTCGTTGGGTTCCGCGGATCGCGACTTCGTCGTTTTCGAAGTAACGGTCGGTCGAAACAGCCACCGAGAAGTCGCGACGATCGCCAATCGTTGCCGCCAGGGACAAGTCACCCACCGCACAAACGGCGGCAGACGCTTGATCGGTCAGCGTCGTGTTCAGCACTTGCGAAATCACAACGGGCAATCCCATGAAGTTCATGCCGGGGCCCGCACCGATGTCGTCGGAATTGTTACCGCCGGCAGCGTTTTGCAAGTTCGCCATCGACGCGTAGTAGCCGACTCGACTGATGTACCAGGCGGCGTTCGGTACGGCGTACTGAGGCAGTTTGCCCAATGCCGTCTCAAACATCGCCAACGTCAAGTCACTGAACGCCAGCGTGCCGGTTGCCGGTTGATGGACCGACGCGGCGTGATTGCCGTCGATGGCCTTGACCATCAAACCTGTAATGCCGTGATACGTCGAACCCCCGTCGCCGATGAATCCGCTTTGGTCCTCTTTCAAGGAAAACGCGTAGGCGAATTCACTGGCGAGGTCCGAAGCGAGGTCGATGAACGCGTCTTCGCTCAACTCGCTGGAATAGCGTGTCAACGCTCCCCATTTCTTCGCCGTCAACTCGACCCGATTCCAGGTCTTGTCGCTGGCGGTGATCGCGTCGTTTTCGCCGACGGCGTAGGCGGTGACGCCCGACAATCGACGCGGCACGTTCATGTGATCGGAACCCATGCCGACGCGTCGGGCGCGACTGCGAAAAACGCCGTACGTTTCGCGGAGGTCGATGATTGCCTGCGACAATTCATCGGGAACCAGAAAACCGCCATCCTGATTGCTGCCTTCGGTCTGAGCCGCCCGAATCGTCATGCCGTTATCGGCACACCATTTCCGCGATGACTCTTTGCAGAACAACGCTGCGGCAGCCCATTGGCCTGCACGATAAGCGGTTTCCTCGTCGCCCTTCGCGTAGCCCTTCATCGGGCCGGAACGATACTTTCGCTTGACGCGAACGACGTCGCCGGAATCCTGAACGAACCTAGGAGTGTTGTTCGCCGGGGCGTCGAGTTTCGCCTTGATTGCCTCGTAACGTTCGGCGGTTTTGACCTTCGCCCACATGCCCGTCGCGGCCTGTCCGTTGTCGCCGCTGTTGCCGATTTCCTCGACGCCAGCTTTGAATTCGGCGTCTTCTTCCGGCGTCAGGTCGCGGTCTTCTTCGCCCGCGAGTTGCTGGATTGCTTCCAGCCGGTTATAGATTTCCGCGATTTCTTCACGGACGGCTTTGCTGTTGTATGCCATCGTTTCCAATCCTCATTTTCGAGCCCGCTAGGTCACGAAAAAAACGCGACGAGATTCGCGGGCGTAAGGGGTTTAGTCCTACGCTTCCGTGAGTCTCGCCGCGTTTGATTGGCGATGTTCACTAGGCCGGCGTATCGTTCGCGGTAATGACCGCGGCGGAAGACGCCCACCGATGCCTGATTATTAGTTAAAACGGCTTTATCCGTCAAGTCGTCCCGACAATAAAAGACTTCGAGTGAGTCGAGCCGCCGCCGGATGCCGTGCCGGTTTCCTTGACTTCGCCATCGCCTTCGCCTTCGCGTCCCATTCTTTCTGGTTGCCACCGACAATGCACGCCGGGGCATTTTTGAAACGATTGGGTGCGAATGCCGCCGCCGCGATTAACGCCGATGGTTCTTCGCTTTTGCGGGAGGCGAATCCGAGTGATATAGCCTCGTCGGCGTCATACCATGTTTCCGCCGTCATTGCCGCTGACGCCGTCGCCCGGTCCATGTTCGTCTGACTGGCGTACGCGTCTGCCATCACACCGGCAATCTTATCCAGACGCCCTCGCATTTGCTCTACCTCTTGAATGTATTCAACGAGCGATGCGGAGTCGCCAGCCGCACCAGGAACGAACGTCCACGGGTCGTGAATCATAACCAGCGAAGCGGGGCCGATCGCGACCTCGTCGCCGCCGATTGCGATGATGCTTGCGATTGACGCCGCGAGCCCGTCGATATGGGTCGTGACGTTCGCCGCCGAGCGTTGCAACGCCTCGAAAATAGCGATGCCTTCGAACACGTCCCCGCCTGGGGAGTTTATCCGCACGTCAATCTGAGTCGCGTCGTCGTTGTTGCTGATGTCCTTAGCAACTGTCCCCGACATTAAGCCGTCGGCCCACGGGGTGTACCCTATGTCGCCGTAGATGAACAGTTCCAGCGTCTCGCCTCGTCGTATCGCGTCGTACATAGCGTCACCCCTTCATTATGTCCGTTGCCTCTAGATTCGCCCGTTCCGGCCACGCCGTTACCGCTTCCGCAATATTTTCCCCGAGGGTGTCCGCGTCCGAATACCCCGCAACCTCAAGCAACATCTGCCGCGACTGTTCCGCGTGTTTCGCCGCGTAGTCGGTCGCCGTCGTTTCGCATTGTGCCCCTGGAAGTAGCGAATAAGCACTTAGAACCAGGTCGACAGATTCGGCTACCTTCGGCGTAAACGTCTCGTAGTATTCATCGACCCAGTTGACGAAGTTTCCGCCCTTCGCCGCCGCTTTCGTCGCCGCCTTCGCTTCGATGTCCACCATACGCCCGATTCTATCCGCCAGTAGCCGTCGCTGACCGTTCAAAACGCGAGCGTCGACGTTCTCGACGGGTTCCGCCGGCGTGTCGTTAGCATCGCGATCTGCTGGCCTTACGTTCGGATTCGTGAAGTCGTCGCCACCGTCAACACCAGAGAATCCAAGTTTGCGCCGACCTTCATTCCGGTTGATTAGTTCGGCGTTTCGCAGTTTGACCAAAACATCAACCTGCGTTTCGATATCCGCCATTAGCATATCTTGCGTGTCATGCTTGACGGTGACGGTGTACGATTTTCGAGCCCGCTCGGTCAGCAGTTTACGACGGCACTCGCTTTCCCACTTGCACAGCCAGCCTTTCAAGCACTGGTTAATGTACGAGCGGTTTTCCGCCTCAATCGAGTTGTACGCCATCCGCGACGAGTCACCGAGTTTATGCGGCGGCATCTTGAACCATACCGCGACTTCAGTTCGCTGAAACGACCGCGATTCGAGCCACTGCGAATCTTCGTTCGACATCGAGAACGGCTGAATCTCCAATCCGTTTGACAGCAACGCCGGCTTAACGTCATCGGCGTGTCGTTCATCCCAGCGAGCCAAAAGCATGTCGGCTTGCTCTTTATCCAACCGGGCGTCGGTTCGCAGAACGATTGACGGCCTGGCACCACTGCCGAAGTACTTCTCGCCGTGTTTCTGGGCCGCCATTCCTAGGCCCCATGAATTGCGAGCCAACGCGATGACCGAATGGCCCTGCGTTCCGTCCCACCCCATGCCGCGAATGTGCAGGACGTCGCGAGGCTGCAGCGGCGTCGTTTTGCTACCTGCTTCCCGCGTTTCCCGCGTTTCGTAGTACATCTTCCCTTCGTCGTCGAACTTGACTTCGGTCCTGTCGGGCAACATCGGAATTAGCCTTAGCGGTCGCTGCGAGCCGTCGCGTTCAATCGCCGCGTAGCCGTTGCCCCATAGCAGAACGTGCGACGTAAGCGTTTCTCGGAACGTCAACGCGTCCATCAGTTCATTCGGTTCTTCATTCAGCAGCCACTGCGTTTGACTCCCCTTCGCTATTTCGCTATCGCCGTTATCTTCGACCGTCCGAACATTCAACGGCAGACTGGCGATGTCGCTGGCAATCATCGAAACCGCTGACCAGACATACGCGTACGTCAGTGACGTGTTGTACGAGACGTTGACGCCGGAATCGGTCTTTCCTCCGAAGTAGTCGAGGAACCATCGAGCCGGATTGCTGGTGGACGAATTCATAAATCGCCCGACGCTTTGCCGCACGTCTTGCAGATATCCCATCGCCTCGCCCCTTATTCAACCCGCAACGGGTAATCCATTTGTTGACTCGCTAACGTCGCAAGTCGCAAATCGGCGACGGTGTCGATGTCGCACTTGAATCCGCCCACGGTGACGGGTTTAATCTTCCCGCTGTACATTCGCTCTGTCGCATAACTCGCATCAAACGCCCACGCTGAACCCGCGATTATGTACTGGTCCGACATATCCTGCCGCCGACTAACCTCCGACCGATTCACCATCGCACCGAATTCGTCCAGTATGAACCCGTGAAACGGATGACACAGCACGGAAAGGTCAGCGTCGCCTCTTTCGTCTACGCAACGCCCCAGGTCGTTAGCGTCCACCAGAGGGGCCGTGCATTGAACCAGCAGAATATCCCCGGACAACCCGAACCAGTCGACCGCGTGGGCGACGACGGGCATTGTCAACGCTGAATCGGTCGCTAGGTCGTCGGGTCGACGCAGCACTTCCGCCCCGCGTTTCGCCGCGACGTCCAGTATCTCGCTGCTGTCCGATGAAACGACGACGCGATCGGCGACTTCCATGCATTTCGCAACGCAGATTTCGACAAGCGTTCTGCCGTTGATCTTCCGCAGATTCTTCCGCAGAATCCCTTTCGACCCGCCGCGTGCCGGAATAATCGCCGTTAGCATTTCACCACTTCCCAGTTATTCGAATCGACCGTGAAAACGGGTTCACCGTACTGCACGAACCGCACATGCCCCCACGCTCGAGCAATTTCCTGACATGCCGGACGTAAAACGTCATGGGTCCGCTGTACGCCCTTCGTCTTGTCCGGGTTTTCGACGTTCGTGTAATGGTAATCATTCAGCCACCGATAGCCGTCGAATCCGACCATATGCACTTCCGACGCCCCGTTGTGGCAAGCGTATTCTAAACAGAATGGCCCGCTGTATCTGAAACGACCGTATCGCAACTGTGACGGGTCGTCCTGACTGCCGACAATGATAAATTCGTTGTAATGGTCGACCTTTCGTGCGACTTGGGCCGCCCAAACGTCACGGTGTAGCGTAATCAGCCGCGTTCCGGCGATCTGCAACTCTTTCGTTCGCTCGGCGAGTTCCATTGTCGCGGTCATATCGATTCCGACGTAGTAATCCGGCTCAACCAGGTCGATGCCGTAATTCGTCGTGATGGTCCGCCCGTCGAATTCACCGACGACATCTAGCCCGCGGTGAACGCTCGGCCCGGTTCCAACCATCAACCATTTCGTCACGTTCGCCCCCCTAGAATATCGCTGGCGTCGAATCGTCCTGTACCGCAAACATCGCCATTCGAAACGCCATCAACACGGCAACCGCCGGGTCGATCTTCGCATCCTGCGACGGTTTCGCTGGAATCTTCTCATCGCGTTGGTTCGACTTGAAATGCAGGTTAGAAATCGCCCACGCGAGCACCTTATCGCCGTTGTGCCGAATCCGCCCGTCTTTCAACGCTTTCAGGAACGCGTTTATCGGCTCGTTGAACTGAATCGACGTCTGCGGCATCGAAACCGCGAACGATTCGCCCCGCTGTTCTATGAGGTCGTTCGCGCTTTTTCTGGCGTTATGCGGGTCGAAGGCGACGCCGTCGCAATCGCGGTCGAGCAGGTGCGATTCGACTTCCGCGATCGAGTTTGAAACCACAGCGAGCTCGCCCGACGCGACGAACGACGCCCACGGGTCCGCGGCGAGGTCGCGTCGGCTGTTTTCTTCAATGAATGACTGGCAATCGATTTCGTATCGGTAGACGGGTCGGTCGTCTTCGACTTCGCCCGTGGCAAACTTCGCTACCCGAGCAACGGACGCTAAATCGTCCCAACCACCGAGGTCGAAACCGCCGCCGATGTAGTCCGCATCAGCCCAATTCGATAGCTTACCCGCGCACTTCGACCATAGACCGTCGTCGATGGCCTTGTTGACCGACGACACCATCCGATTCGCGTGAAACCGCGTGAACTTCGCCCGATCAACCGCATTCAACGCACACGATTCCGCCTGCTCCACCAGATACGCATGCTTCGGCGTCACCGGGTAATTCGGGTTCGCTTTGGGCCAAACCGTCGGGTCAAACGGGTCGTCCTTCGCATCGATTCGAGCGACAAACGCGAAATGGTTATCGCCGAGCTGGTCGCCCCTCGCCGCCGCGTCCAAAATCGCCACAGATGACGAGTCGCGTCGCTTCCAGATTTCGCTATTCTCATCGCCCGCCGTCGTTATCACGATTTCCAATGGCTGACGCCGTGAACCGCCCGCGGTCGTCATTCGGTCGTAAAGTCCCTGATGCCGTTCGCTCCAGGCGTGTAATTCGTCCATTACCACCAGATGGGCGTTGAATCCGTCGGACGTATTCGAATCGCTCCCGATCGGCAGCAAAACGGCGTCAGGTTGAGGCGAACCGGGTAGCGTCTTAATCAGTTTCGTTTTTGTTTCGGTGTATTCCTGGACCGCCGGCGACCGCGACCGAATCTTTGTCGCCACCGAATGCACAATCCGGGCCTGTTCCTCTTTCGTCGCAACGCAATAGTTCTCCGCCCCCGGTTCCGCTGGAAAATCGCAGCAAGTCGCCAGCAACATCAGACCCGCACAGAACGTAGACTTGCCCCATTTCCGGGCCGCCGTCAGATAAGCCGACCGAAAACGCCGGGTATCGTCCGATTCGCGACGCCATCCCCACAGCGACCAAACAATGAATGCCTGGTTATCGCTCAACGCGAAAGGCTGACCGACCCATTCCCCGTTGTAGTGTCGCAAAGCACCGGGAAAGAACGCACAAGCCGCCGTTGCGATGTTCTCGTTGAAATAGAGCCCACGCGACGCCCCGTTTTCCAGATCGTCAACGTGCCGCTGCACCGCTTTCCGAACATATTCACCTGCGACGATATCGCCAGACAAGACGCCCGAAATGTAGCGTTCGACCTTGTCTTTCGGAGGTTCCAGCGGGTTCCAGTCCATATGCCATTTTCGAGTCGGTTTTTGCGTATTCCTGCGGAAAAACATCAAGTGGTCAAAGTGACCACTTGCGTCAGTTCCGCCCGTTCGCCAGTGCCGCCAACGCAGCAATCGGGTTCGACTCACTCGGTCCTGTCGGTGCCGACTTCTTAAACTTCGAGCGGTCAGCCGGCGTCATCCCGAATTTCCCCATCAACTGCACGCAATGCTTCCACGCCATGCCGGCCCGACAGATCGCCGTCCACTGGTTTTTGCCCGTCGCTGATTCCGCCTCGGTCATCGCGTCCGCCCACTGGGCAAACCAGCGGGCGAATGCCTGCAACGCGACGGAATCAATCTCGCCGAGGTGTTCCGCCCGGATGTTTCCGACGACTTGATTCCACGCCCATTGCTGCTGCGGCGTCAAACCG